GTGTATGCAGTACCCGGGGCTGCGCGTCGGCGCCTTCCGCCGCACCTACGGCGAGCTGAAAGAGTCGCTCATCGCCGAGTTGGTCAACCTCAACTTCGCGAAGGATCTTGGGGCTCGCTGGAACGGTACCGAGTACGAGCTGCGGTTCCCGAACGGCAGCCTGATCATGTTCCGGTATGCCGAGACTGTCCAGGACGCCACCCGGCGTCAGGGCGGCCAGTACCAGCTGCTCATCTTCGACGAGCGGACCCTGACCCCGCCCGACGTGTGCTCCTTCCTGGAGTCCCGCCTCCGCTCCGGCCGCCGCGACATCCCCGTCCTCGGGATCCGCTCCGGAACCAACCCGGGAGGCCCCGGCCACGGCGCGGTCAAGGCCCGCTATATCGAGCCCACGAACTACGGGGCGAACGTCGTCACCGACATCCGCAACCGCACCGTGCGCTTCATCCCGTCCAAGCTGTCCGACAACCCGCACGTCAACCCCGAGTACGCCCAAGACCTCCAAGCCCTCGACGGCAAACTCCGCTCCGCCTTCCTGGACGGTGACTGGGACGTGTTCGCCGGAATGATGTTCCCCGAGCTGAAGCGCGACCGGCACGTCATCGAGCCGATCGCACTGCCCGCCTCGTGGCGGCGGTACAACGGCATCGACTGGGGCTTCAGCGCCCCCTGGGCTGTCCTGTGGGCAGCCGTTGACGAAGACGGCCGTGTCTGGGTCTACCGGGAGATATACCAGCGGGGCATCGGCGAAAACGAGCAGGCCAAGCAGATCCTCGCAGCGGAAGCCGACGGCGAACATGTCGCCGTGCGGTACGCCGACGACGCCATGTGGGCCACCCGCGGCGACGCCAAACCGATCTCCTCGGTGTACGCCGACAACGGCGTACACCTCTCCCCGGCCGGCAAGGGCGCCGGGAGCCGCGTCAACGGCTGGCAGCGAGTCCACTCCTACCTCGGCGAGGCGCCCGCCTGTGCGCACCACCGGGCTCACGGCTGGACGACCTGCCCGAAGCTGCACATGTTCTCGACGGTCACCGAGCTGTACCGGGAGCTGTCGAACCTGCCGCACGCCACCAAGGGCGACCCCGAGGACGCCGACACCACAGCAGATGATCATGCGAGCGACGCTGTTCGCTATCTCTTGTCCAACCTCGGCACCGGCCCGGAATTCGTCATCCTCGACGACGTTCCGACCGCGCCCATCGGCGAGGTGCTGCAGCCGCTTGGCCCGACGATGGCCGTCCGCCCCGCGGAGACCGCACCGAACGATGACGCCTGGTGGTTCGACGACGATGACGCGCCGCGCGCCGGGGGGACGGTGGAAGCCCCATGAGTCTGCGCACCTGGTGGAACGGCCTGCGCTCCAGCGACGAAGTACTGGAGACCGCCCCGGCGAAGCTTCCGGAACGTGCGGGCTACGAGTACGGCATCAGCCCCGGCGGCCTCACCGAATCCAACCAGGGCATCGGCGCGGCCACCCAGTCCGACCGCCGCTCGACGCTCAACCAGCTCTACGAGGCCTATCTCGCCTGCCCCTGGTCGTGGGCGTCCGTCAACGCCATCTCCCGCACCATCACCGCGGGCGGTCTCGTCACCGACTGGGATACCGATGACGGTGAAGGCGACGACGAGCAGCCGGACAAGCCGCAGCAGGTGCTGCTGCTGGAGCGGATGATCGGCTACTGCAATCCGCGGGAGAACATCCGGCAGATCCTCCGCGGCGTCATCACCGACCTCCTCGTCTTCGGTGACGCGTTCATTGAGGTGGTGTGGGTCGGTAAGCAGCCGGTGGCCCTGTATTCGCTGGACTGCCCGTCGATGCTGCCGATCGCCGACGAGCACGGCACGATCACCAGCTATGTGCAGGTGACCGAGCTGGGCCAGCGGGCCACGTTCGAGCCGCGCGACGTCATCCACATCTCGCTGGATTCGCCGCGCTCCGGGGTGTTCGGTGTCAGCCCGACGCAGGCCGCGATGCTGCCGATCGTGTCGTGGCTTTTCTCGGCTGCTACGTCGAAGGAGATCTTCCGGAAGGGCTGCCCGCCGGTCCTGCACGTGGACCACCCGGCCGGGGCCTCGCCGGGGGACATCAACCGGTGGAACGCGCAGTATCAACAGCGCAACATCGGACCCCGCAACATCGGCAACCCGATCAACACCAAGGGCGGCGCGACAGTCGATGAGCTGTCGCAGTCCCGCACCATGGACTACCTGGCGTTCCTCAACCAGAAGCGCGACGAGATCATCGCCTCCTACGGTGTGCCCCCGTCGAAGGTCGGCATCATCGAAAGCGGCAACTTGGGTGGCGGAACGGGTGAGGCGCAGGACCGCACCTTCATGCTCAACACCTGCCAGCCGCTCGCCGAACTGGTCCTGGAAGCCCTCAACTTCCACCTGGCGAAGAACGGGTTCGGCGTCGAGGGCTGGAAGCTGAAGTTCCGTGATGTCGACATGCGCGACAGTGAGACCGTCGAGAAGATCCGCGACACACGGCTCCGTAACGGCTCCTGGACGCTCGACCGCTACCGCGCCGACATTGGCGAACCTGCCGTCGACGGTGGCGACCAGGCCGTGCTCGTGGACCGGGAAAACCTGGTCAAGTGGGCGGACATGGACGCTGCGAGCAAGGCGAACATCGCCAACAAGCTGCGTGGCACCGCCTTGGAACCGGCCGACCCGGCACACGGCGAACCGGTAACGGTCCAGAAGCCGGAACCGGTCCCAGTTCCGCCCCAGTTGCAGGCGGTGGCCGCAGGTCAGCCGCCGCCGGGCGCCGACCCACCCCGCGAGTCCGCCCGCGACCTGTACCGGCGCCGCCTGTGTGAGGCGCTCGAATCACTGCCGGGAGGTGGTGTCGATGAGCACGCCGCCTGAACCGCCACCGGAACCCCCGCACCCGCTGCGGGCAAAGGACGTCCTCCCGCTCATCAAGAAGCGAGTCGGCTGACGGTAGGGGGTGGCCGTGACATCCCCGGACTACTCCGACGGCTGCATGATCGCCCTCTATCCGCCGCCCGAAGTCGCCGAGAAGCTGGCAGTCGAAGGCGGCCTCCCGCCCGACGAAATGCACGTCACGGTCGTCTACCTCGGTGATGCGGACGACATTGATGGCGACGAGTTCCGCGAGGTCGTCGCAGAGCTGGCGGCCCGCAAGCCGGTCAAGGCGCAGATCTCCGGACTGGCTCGCTTCACCGGCGGTGACAAGGACGTCATCGTCGCTCTCATCGACTCGTCCGACCTCGAAGACCTGCGGCGCGACACCCTGGACGCACTCGCCGAACGAGGCATCCAGATCCCGCGAGACCACGGCTATTGCGCCCACATGACCGTGACCTACATCGCCGCCGACGAGCCGTCACCTCTCGACCGCCTCGAAGCTACCCCGGTGGAATTCGCCGCGCTGGCCGCAGTCCACGGCGCCGACCGCACCGACAGCCCACTGGAACATCCCATCGCGGCCCCGGCGCGGGAGGCGTTCGCTGCCGGGTGGGCCGCCTCGGGAGGCCCGCTCACGGAACGAGTGAAGGCCGCGAGCACCGCCGCCGTCCAGACCGCGATCGAGTATGCCGACGATCCGCGCATCCTCGAAGTCGCCGTTGACCTCGGCAAGCTCGAAGGGATGTGGGCGCTCCTCTTCCGGCGCCGCGAGGAGAAACTGCGCGAGCACACCCGGATCGTCGCCGACGCCTGGCGGCAACTCGTCGACCGCGACGCGATCACCGCCACCGTCGACAGTTTCCGCCGCAGCGTCGGACTCACCGAAGCCAACAGCGACGATCAGAAGACCGCCGCAGCCCTGGCCGCAACCGCCATGCTCGCCGCGCTCCCCAACCTCCCCGCATGGCACACCCTCCGCGCCGCACTCCGGGACGCCCTCAATGCAGGCCACGCCGAGGGCATGGTCAACGCTGTGGCCGTCGCCGCCGAGCAGGCAGGACGCGCAGGCCTCGACTGGAACGCCGCCTTCGCCGACGCCTACCAGGACGTGCAACGCCTCGACGACGCAGGCGCAGCCGTGGACACATGGCTCACCCGCCTCATCCGGCGAGCAGAAGCCTCGCTCGCCCGGATCCTTCAGCAGAGCGCCGACCGTGGCGACGACCGCGACACCATGACCGACGCCGCCGAAGACGCTCTCACCCCCGACGAAGACGATCCGGACGACGACGTCGGCTTCATCACCGACTGGGCCATCACCAGCGCAGCCGCCGGGGGAGCGCTCGCCCTGTACCAGTCCGAAGGCGTACTGACCTGCGACTGGCTGTCAGTCGGCGACGGCCGCGTCTGTCCGGCTTGCGAGGCCAACGAAGCCGGAAATCCGTGGGCGCCCGGCGACCTGCCGGAGTGGCCCGCGCACCCGCGATGCCGGTGCTTCGTATCCGCATCCGTCGACCTCGGCCACTTCGCCGCCTGGTTCACATGACCTGGAGACCCCGATGAGCATCTACCGCCCGGCCCGGGTCTTGTGGAACCTGACCCCATCCGGCACGCCGCCCACCCTGTCCGGCGCCGCCACAACGAACGGCCCGGTCATCAGCCTGACCGACATCAGCGATGTGTGGCTCGCCGTCGCAGTTGTCGGTACGCCGACCGGCACGACCCCCACGCTCGACGTCGGACTCGACGTGCAGGACCCCGACGGCAACTGGTATCCGGCCATCGCGAAGATCACACAGATGACCACATCGGCCGGGCGTGCCTCCGCGTTCGCCGGACTCCACATGCCCAGCACGGCGGCCATGGTCCTCCCGAACCTGGGCCGCGTCACCTGGACCCTCGGCGGCACCAACCCGGTCTACCCGCAGGCATCCATCGCGCTGATCGGAAGGTGACCGCAGTGGCCGCACGCATCATGGGGCGCCGGATCGGCACCATCTCCGGGACCGCGCTCGTACCCGGCATCAGCCGCAACCGGCGCCTCTACACCGTCGAGAACATCGCGAAGGCCGTACAGCGGGCCCGAGAGCGCATCGACGAGGGCTCGATGCCCCTGGCGATGCTCACCCACCATGCAGCCGACGACGATTCCACGCAGATCGCCGGTCGACTCACGTCGGTCACCCTCGCGGAGGACGGATCGGCGAAGTACACCGCGGACCTGGTGAATACGGTGGCGGGCCAGACGATCGCCGCTCTCGTCGACGACACCGACGGGCCGCCGTTCCTGCGCGGAGTGTCGATCCGCGGGGCGTGGGTGGGAAAGGTGCGGCGGGAGCCGGGACCAGACGGCTCGCCCGTTGAGACCAGTGACGACTTGGAACTCGATGGGCTTGATTTCACGAGGAAGCCCGGCGTGCCCGGCGCTCAGGTCGACACATTCACCCCCGCGGAGGCCGCCAGCGCCCCGGCGGAGACGGCATCCGACGGACGGGTGCTGATCCATGAGTCAGTACAGGAGGCGCTGGTGACCACCACGACCGAGGCCGACACTCCGGCCGTGTCGAAGCGCGGCTCAGGCCTATCCGGAGACAGCACCGCCTACGCCGACCCGGGCTACCAGTCCGACAAGAAGCAGCGCTACGACATCTCCAGTAAGGCCAAGGCGAAAGCCGCATGGGCGTACATCGGGCAGGCCGATAACGCCCGCGACTACACTTCCGCCCAGCTCAAGCGGATCAAGCAGCGCATCGTCAAGGCCCTGAAGAAGTTCGGCGTCACGGTCGACACCCAAGAGGGCTGGCTGATCGAGCCCGCCATCCAGGTGACCGAGGCTCTCGCCGAGTGCTGGGGCATGGACTCCGGTGATGCCGGAAACCTGTACGTGTCGCTGACGAACGGGCCGACCACGGTCACCGTCTCCTCGTACTCGCTCGACCCCCACGACCTCGACGCCGTCGGCCGCGCTGCGATGGCCGGTGCCGCCCAGACCCTGGCGAACATCGACCCGGACATGGACGGCGACGTCGACACCCCGGGTTCGCCGGACGGCGACGAACCGGCGACCGCCGCGGGCGCCCCGTGCCCGTGCGACTGCGGCTGCGCGATCCCCGAGACGCCTGGCGCCTGCCCGTGCGAGTGCGCCGAGGGCCAGTGCGTGCACTGCATGGGCGAGGACGACGACGCGATGGAGACCGCCGTTGAGTCGCCGACTGTGCAACTCGCCGAGAGCGGTTCGGCTGTTGCCGCTGGATTGGCCGACGGCGGCACCCAGACTCCGGCGCCGGATTCACCGGTCGCCGAAACCCCCACCCAGGAAGAGGAGCCCGCCATGGCGGAGTCCACCACCCCGGCAGCCGACACGGCCGCCGCCCCCGCCGCTGGTGGGGTCCACCTGACCGACGACCAGTTCAAGCAGCTCCTCGCCGCCGTCACCCCGGCCGCCGTTCCGGCACCCACCACCGAGTCCGCTCCGGCGGCCGACACCGTCGTCGAGGCCGCGGCCCCGGCTGCGGCGGAGGTGGCCGAGACCGAAGAGCAGCGCATCAGCCGCCTCGTCTCCGAAGGTCTCGCCGCCGCCCTGCCGAAGGCCGTGCAGGAGCACGTCGAAGCGACCGGCGGGCCGGCCCGCAAGGGTCTCGTCGCCCCGGTCACCGAGCACACTGCGCCGGTCGCCGGTGCGGGCCTCCCTGAGGGCTGGCCCGCGAAGCCGCTCCACGAGTACACCGACGAGGAGTTCCGCACGCACGTCTCCCCGGCGACCGTGAGCGCCATTCTCGGAGACCGTGCCTGACGCGCAGCCCCGCCCCACCTGACCGCCAGCCGTCTGCTGGTGCCGCTCGGCAGAGATGGTCACGCCGCCCCGCCCGCACCCCGTGCGCGGGGCTTCGCCATACCCACCACTGCCGGAAGGCAACACCATGCCCAGCCAGGCCGAACTCCGCGAGGCGCTGACCGCCGCAGGCGCAGCCGCCCTCACCCCGACCATCGTCGACCCGATGCTGCTGGAGTACCAGCGGCGCTACGCCCCCCTCGTGCGGGCCATCCCCACCCGCAAGTGGGACTCCAACGTCTACTACTTCAACCAGCGCACCGCCCGCGCGGCAGGCGGCTTCGTGTCCGACGGCGGGGCCCGCCCGGTCACCAACTCGACCTACGTGCAGAACCAGTTCACGATCCGCAACCTGCAGTCCGTCGGCGCCGTCACCGGCTACGCGCAGGCCGTCACCCGCGGACTTGCCGGGGACCTGCGGGCGCAGGAGATCGAGGGCTCCATCCAGGGCCTGTACTGGGACATCGAGAACGCCGTCCTGTGGGGCAACTCCGGGTCCACGTCGCTGGGCGGCTACCCGCAGTTCGACGGCCTCGACAGCCTCGTGTCCACGTTCTCCGGCGGCACCCAGAACGCGGCCGACGCCGCGAACGCCTCGCTGTCGCTGGGCTGGCTCGACAAGCTCATCGACATGGTGGAGCAGCAGGCCGCCATGAAGATCAACGGTCCGGGCTGGATGTTCGTCATGTCCTCCACCGCCGAGTCGCGCATCGCGCAGCTCGCCATCGCCAACCAGCGCTACCTCAGCCCCACCGAGGTCGCCGCGGGTCTCAACGTGCAGGCCTACCGGGGTATCCCGATGGTGACCAGCTCGTTCCTGTCGGCGCGGTCCTACCAGATGGGTGCGGTCACCACGGCGACCGCCACCACCGGCGGCACTCTGGCCGCGGCCACGTACTACTACCAGATCGCGCCGGTCATCGCCCGCCAGGGCGAGATCCTGCCGTCCGTCGAGGTCTCCCAGACCACCACGGGCGCCACGTCGACGGTCACCCTGTCGTTCTCGACGCCGGGCGGCTACGACGGCGCGCAGCCGAACCTGTACAAGGTGTTCCGGTCCACGGCGACGACTGCGGAGACGTTCCTCGGCTACGTCGACGCCACCGTCGGTATCGCTGCGGACGGTGTCACGCCGATCCTCACGACGTCGATCCTCGACGACGGCGCGAAGCTCACCCCGAAGAACGGCTCCACCGTTCCCGCCAACATCCCGGCCGCCTACGTGGGCACCAATGCGGCCATGAAGCCGCAGGCGGCGGGGTCGGAGAACATCTACCTCATCGCCCGCGACCCCCAGTTCCTGCTGCGGCCCTACGTCCGAGAGCTGGAGCCCTTGGATGTGTATCCGACGACGTCCGCCCCGGACCAGATGCCCTACGCGATCGTCTCGGACTGCGCGCTCGCGGTGCGGGCGCCGAAGTACACGGGCCGGATCAGCCGCGTCTCCTCGTCGCTGACGAGCTGACTCCCACGGTGGCGCGCGGCACACGGCTGCGCGCCACCGTCCCAACGCCGAAAGGAGCGCGCTCATGCCGCTCATCCGCAAGGACCGGGCGGGCAGCGACTCGTTCGGTCACGCCTGGGACGAAGACGGCGCAGTCGTCGACATGCCGCACGAGGAGGCTGAGGAACTCCTCGCCATCCCCGACGGCGGGTTCACCCTCGTACTGCCGGACGCTGAGGACGATTCGGCGCCCGACGACACCGACCCGGAACCGCCGGTCGACGACGACCCGGAATCGCCGGTCGAGCCGGACATGAACCCGGAGATCTCTGAGATCGACCCGGACGCGCCGCCCGCCGAGCCCGAGGCGAAGCCTGCAGCGAAGAAGACCGCGGCGAAGAAGACGGCCGCCCGCAAGCCTGCCTCTGTCGAGGAGTAGCCGATGGCCGCGGACTCTCCGGTCCCGCTTGCGACCTCGGCGGACATGCAGACCGGGCAGTTCGCCGACCTGGTCCGCGACTACAGTGCGGACGCCCTCGATCAGTTGATGATCGAGTCCACCCGGCAGTGTGAGGGCATGTGCGGACGCCGCCTGGCGCCTTTCACGGGCCTGCCGGAGACTCACAGGGCGACGGGCATCGACCCGGATGAGTACACCGATGCCGCGAACCTCCCCATGGACCTTCAGGGGACTCTCGGCAGGTCGTACTCCAATGCGCTCGGTGCTGGCGACCAGGTCCGGCACGTGTGGCTCAACGAGTTCGCCGGCCGCTACCCGGACATGTGGACCTACTCCGGCCTGCAGGTCACCATTCTGCGGTCATACGGCGGCTCGCAGATCATGAATGCCGCGTCGCTGATCGGCGCCGAGCCGGACTCCGGGCACATCTGGTTCACGCTCGGCACGTTCCTCCCGCTCGGCTCCCTGATCCGAACCGTTTACGACGGCGGCTACACCACCGTCCCGGCGGATCTGGGGCGGGCCGGCAAGTTGCAGGCCGCCGTCCTCGCGCTCGGTGAGATCGACCCGGCCGGGACGCAGTTCTCTCACGACCAGGGGGCGCTAGCCGCGCAGGCGGAAAAGATCCTTTGCAACTACCAGCGCACGTGAGCGGGGGTGCCTGGTGAGTTCAGCGGATGCCGTGGACCGCGAGGCAGCATGGCTGGCCGCCTACGACGCTGCCGACGGTCTGCCTGGGCTGCTGGCGGCATACGGCGGCCCGTTCGATGTGGTGCAGGCGCGTCGCCCGCGCACTCCGGCCAAGCGGCGCCGGTCCCTGTACGTGCTGCGGCGATCGATCGTAGCGGAGCGTTTCGGCTTCAACCGGAAGATCAACCATTACGGGTTCGAGCTGCAGATCGTCTGGCCGCAAACCTCGTCGTCCGGGCAGGCCGAGTCCGTTCAGGCCGACCTGGATGTCGCCGTTGAGTTGGTCATCCAGCGCGTGTCGGGCCTGTTCCAGGACAAGACCCACGGGGCGCGATTCCTGTCCGTCGCCGAGGATCCGACGACGATCAACGTCGTCTTCGCGGACCCGGAACAGACCATCCAGGCGAACGCCGACCTGACGTGCTCGATCACCTACCAGGCGGACGACCAGGACTACACGTCCTGACCCGGCGCCCTTCCTTCTGGCTCTCGCCTCGCGGGGGCCCTTTTTCATGCCCGCAGATGTCCGCGAGGAGCCCCCGTGCCCGAGTCCGAAGAGACGCCGCCTCCGGTGCGGCAGCGCAACACCACCCCCTACATCTACAACGTCGCCGAGACCGAAGGCCACCCGGCCTACGCCGTCCTGCCGGGCGACGAGGCCACCTTCCCGGCGCTCCTCGACGGCTGGACGGCAGTCGAGGCGCCGAAGGCCGAGGCGAAGGCCGACGAGACGCCGAAGCCCACCAGGAAGCGCACCACCACCGCGGACACCGACACGAAGGACGAAGGTGAGTCGCGGTGACGCTGCTGGGACGGCTCGGATATGTGGGCCTCGCGAAGGAGACTGTGCAGGGCACGTGGGTGACGCCCTCGTACTTCCTGGCCTGCACGAAAATCGACCCCGAGATCAACTACGACCAGTTGCAGGACACGTCGTACCGCAGCAACGACTCCAACCTGCAGGGCCTCTACCAGGGCGCCGGGGACTCGACGGTCGACCTTGAGTTCAACGGCTACCCGGACGCGCTCGGCTACGCCCTGCGGATCATCGGGCCGGACACCGTGTCGGCGGGCATCTCGACGACCCTGTCCGCCTCGACGATCGCCGGGGCCACATCGATCAGTGTGGCGGCGTCGATTCCTCTCGGCTCCACCATCATGATCGACACCGGTACGAAGATCGAGTACGCCACCACCGGCACCCCCACCGGGTCCGGCCCGTACACGATCCCCATCGCCACCCCCGCCACCGGCCTGACGTATGCCCACACCTCGGCCGTGGCGGTCGTCTCGCAGACGACGCACACGTTCAAGCAGTCGGCGACCGTCGCGAAGCCGACGTACTCGATCACCGAGTCGAACGTGCTGGAGGCGTGGGGCTACACCGGCTGCATGCTCTCCGACGTCAGCCTCAAGGTGGACCCGAAGGGCATCGTCACCTGCAGCGCCAAGTACATGGGGTGGATCCCTGCCATCCAGGCGGGCCCGTTCACGCCCGCGTTCTCGCAGCCTGCGCCGCTGCTGGGCTGGCAGTTCGCCATGACCAATGCGGGCGCCACCTCGACGCGCGGCCTGTCCTACGAGCTGGCGCTGAAGCGGCCCATCGAGGCCATCCATGCGAGTAACGGCACGCAGCAGCCGCGTGAGGTGTTCTCCGGCGTCCTCGACGCGGACATCACCTACAAGGCGATCTACGAGTCCGACGTCGACTACAACCTCTACCTGCAGGCCCTGCAGGGCAACCCGACGACGATGGCGCTCACCGCCCCGGTCGGCGCCGGTGTCGATGCGAACGGGTCGTCGCTGACGCTGACGACGACACAGGGCGGCTGGTCGAAGGGCAAGCCGGACATCAGTGGCACCTATGTGGCGGCCGACTTCTCGATCAACGGCATCTACAACGCCACCGACTCGGGTTCGGTGCAGGCCGTGCTGAAGAACTACACCGCCGCTGCTTACTGATCAGTAACTCCCTGGCCGTGCCCGCGCATGAGGGCGTCGCGGCACGGCCAGGGTCTACGCCCTCAACGTCCTCACCCGCAAGGAGAACCACCGTGAGCTACACCGAGCCCTACAGGCTGCTGACATTCCCCGAACTCGGCGACGACGTCAGCGTCCTCATCAAGAACCCGCAGCTCCTGCCCCCCGACATGCTCTCCCCTGAGGACGTCCCGCTCAACGACAAGGGTGAGCCCCTCAACCCGAAGGACGGCCTGGCGGCCAGCTACAAACTCCTGGCCGGTCTGATCGTCGCCTGGAAGGTCTACGAAGTTTTCGACCCCGCCGACGCCCTGGAAGTCGACGCCGACGCCGACCCGGAAGCCCTCTTCGCGAGCCTCGGCATCGGCACCCAGCAACGTTTCGGCAAGGTCACTCCCGACGCTGTCGGCCGCCTCCCCATGGCCATCCTCGGCCGCCTCATGGATGAGGTGCAGCGCGTCACAAACCCTCAGTAGGGCCGGGCTCGCCGTACTACGAGGACGTCCTCATCCCCGTTGAGTCCATCATCGAGGGCACGTGGGGCGGCGACACAGCCCCGGCCGAATGGTCCGACTTCCTGCTGATGAAACGCATGGGCTGGTCATGGGACGAGCTGCAGGCCACCCCCTGGTATGTGCGCCGATACGCCCTCGACTTCCTCAACATGGCCGCCGAGCACGAGGAACGACAGGCGCAGCGCGAGCGCACCAAGGCCCAACGCCAGCCGTAGACGGGGTGACCGAGTGACGGAACTCAGGCCAGGCGTCTTCACCGCCGGGTTCGCGAAACTCGCCGTCGAGGGCGACGCACGCACCCGCCTGGCGCTCGAACCGCTCGCCCTCGCCGTCGAACGCCAGGCCCGCATCAACGCCTCCGTCGGCAGACATAGGTACGGCACCAAAACCCCGGCCCACCCCGGCGCCGGGCCCGCGGTCATCTCGGGAACGCTCAAGAAGTCCATTGGGCACACGCCGATCGAGAAGTACGGCTTCGGCTGGATCACGAAAGTCGGACCCACGCTCGGCTTCACCCCGCCCTACGGGACCCGCCCCACGCCGGCCGACAAGTACGGCTACTACCTGGAGACCGGCCTCAGGAATGGGGCCACCTATCCGTGGCTGAAGCCGGCGGCCGAGTTCGCCTGCCGCATCAGCGCGGTGACGATCTACAACCGGCTGTACGGCTCGGCATGGGGCCGCGTGTTCTAGCCCCGCCGGCCCGGCGCTCTTCGCTGCACCCGCCTGCGCCACACCTCTCCTGATCGGCCTGAGGGAAGAGGGGTGCACCCGCGATGGGCAGTGAAGTCGGAGACCTCTACGTAGTCCTCCGCGCGGTGACTGCCCCCTTCAAGGCGGGCATGAAGGGGGCCGCCGCCGAGGGCGAGGCCGCCACCTCCCGTATGGGCGGCGCGTTCAAGAAACTCGCCGGGTTCGGCATGATCGCCGGTGCGGCAACGATCGCGATCGGCGTCGCATCGGTGAAGGCCGCCGCCAACTTCCAGGAGCACATGACCCGCCTCCAGACGGCGGCCGGGCTGACGAACGACCAGCTGAAGAAGGTTGGGCTGACCTCCTCTCAGCTCAACGAGCAGGTGCTGAAGCTCGGCACCCAGGTCGGCTTCACGGGCACGCAGATGGCCGAGGCCCTCTACCACCCGATCTCCGCCGGCCTGGACTTGAAGTCGGCGCTGGCGGTGGTGACGGAGTCCGCGAAGGAGGCGAAGATCTCCGGCGCGTCGCTGGAGGACACCACCTACTCGCTATCCAGCGTGATGAAGGCGTTCAACTTCCCGGCGACGTCGGCGAAGCAGACGATGGCCAGCCTGAATGCCATCGTCGGCCAGGGCGACATGCGTTTCCAGGACTTCAACGAGTCCATCAAGAACTGGGCGCCGACGGCCGCGCAGATGGGGATCTCCGTCAACTCGATGGGTTCCGGCCTCGCCTACCTGACGGACCGCGGCAACAGCGCGGAGGTTGCGGCGACGCGGTTGACGATGGGCATCTCGATGATGACCACGCCGTCGCAGAAGGCCACGAAAATGCTGACGGCGCTCGGTGTGGCATCGACGGATGTGCATGCGTCGAGCGCGGCGATGCAGTCGGCGATGGAAAAGGCCGGGATCACGCAGAACCGGCTGGCCATGGACTTGAAGAAGCCTGACGGCCTCTACGTGGCGCTCACCGATCTGAAGACGTCGCTGGAGAAGGCCGGGGTCAGCGGCACGGAGGCGGATTCGGTCCTGGCGAAGATCTTCGGCGGTGGCCGCAGCGACAAGGCGATCATGTCGCTGATGCAGAACCTGGACGGTCTGAAGACCAAGTTCGGGGACATCCAGAAGGCGTCGAAGGAATCAGCGTTCGACGCATCGTGGGCGAAGACGCAGAAGACGTTCCGCACTCAGCTGCAGCAGACCGAGGCCGCCCTGGTCAACATGGGCATCCGCCTCGGCACGATGCTGCTGCCCTATGTGCAGACGTTCCTCGGCTGGATCCGCACCGGGGTGACCTGGCTGTCGCAGCACAAGGGTGCCGTGATGGCCCTCGCGGGCGCGCTGGGCACCACCCTGGTCGCAGCGGTCATCGCCCTCGGGGGTGCCCTGTACGCGGCCCTGGGGCCGGAGTTGCTGATCGCGGCCGGAATCATGGCCGTGGGCGCGGCCCTCGTATACGCCTACAACCACTTCGCAACGTTCCGCCGGATCGTCAACGATCTCGCCCGCGTTCTGGGCACCGTCTTCAAGGTGGCTTGGCAGGCCACAGCAACAGTCGTCCGCTGGTTCGTGACCAGCGTGCTCCCGCTCATCAAGCGGGGCTTCCAAGCACTGGTGACATGGTTCACCGCGCACAAGCAGACCTTCGTCGGCGCCTGGAACTCGATGGTCAAGGGCGTACAGACGCTCGTCCACTGGTTCAACACGAACGTGATCGCGTGGGTGAAGGCCCGGATCGCGGACCTGACCGCCTGGTGGAAGGTCCACGGCGCGCAGATCGAAACGATCGCCAAGGTCGCCTTCGGAGCCGTCGGGCTGATCGCGAAAACCTGGTGGACGAACGTCATGCGGCCGATGCTGTCGATCCTGGCGTCGTCCTGGAAGTCGACGTGGCGCGTCGTCGGGGCCACCGTGAAAACGGCCTGGGCGCTCATCTCCGGCATCACGACGACCGCGATGCACCTGGTGCTGAACACGATCGGCCTGGTTCTCGATCTGATCACCGGCAAGTGGTCCCGGGTCTGGGGCGACCTGAAGAAGCTGGTCGGCCAGCAGATGAGCGACACGGTCTCGCTGCTCCGGCATGTGGGCTCCAGTTTCGCCAACCTGCTGACCAGCGCGGGACGGGCCCTGATCGAAGGTCTGATAAGCGGCATCAAATCGGTCTCCGTGTCGTCAGTGCTGTCCAACATCGCGCACGGCGCAGTCAGTGCCTTCAAGAGCGCCATGGGTATCAGCTCTCCGTCGAAAGTGTTCCGCAGCCTCGGCATCTACATCAACGAGGGCCTCGTCGACGGCCTCACCGGGTCGATGGCGAAGGTGAAGGCCGCAACGCGGCGCATCGAGTCGCTGCTCATCCAGACCTACAACAAGGTCGCCGACCAGAAGGGCCACAAGGGCGTCTCCAACAAGTGGGTGGCTTCTCACGAGAAGGCCATCAAGCGCCTTGAGAGCTACGCCCACAAGGAAGACAAGATCCTGCGCGGCCTCGCGGCCAAGAGGGACAGTGTCGCCGCGAAGCTGAAGTCGGCGCAGACCAGGCTGGCCACCCTCCAGAAGGAATGGTCCGACGAGGTCAAGTCGGTTGCCGACGGCGTCATGCAGGGCTTCTCCATCGTCACCGACGCCCCCCAGGAAGGCTTCGCGCTGACCGCGCAGGACGTCGTCAACAAAATGCGCGACCAGATGGCCAAGGCCGTGCAGTTCGCGGCCGAGTTGCAGGCTCTGAAGAAGAAGGGGCTGTCCTCCGATCTGATCGCACAGATCGCGGCGGCCGGCGTGGACCAGGGCGGGGCCACCGCGGCGGCGCTCCAGAACGCGTCGGCGTCCCAGATCAAGCAGATCAACAGCCTGAACAACACCACCAAGTCTGCTGCCACCAGTGCAGGGAAGGCCGTTGCGGACAGTATGTATGGGGCCGGAATCAAGGCCGCCCAGGGTCTCGTCAAGGGCTTGCAGTCGCAGGAGAAGGCGATCGAGAAGCAGATGATGAAGATCGCCAAATCTATGGAGAAGGCCATCAAGAAGGCCCTCGGCATCAAGTCCCCCAGCACCGTATTCGCGGAGATCGGAACCTGGATCCCGCAAGGCCTCGCCAAGGGGGTCGACAGCGGCGCCGAGCACGCCACGCGGGCCATCGGCCGGCTGGCGAGTTCCGTGGTGGGGGAAGGAGGGTTCGGGGGTGCCGGCCTCGCCGTGGCGGGCGGCGGGGGCGGAGCGGTGGTCCACAACCACCTCCACCTCACTGTCGAGGGCCACGTCATGACGGAACGAAATCTGCGGGACGTCGTCGAGTCGTCGATGCTCAAGCTCGGCATGCGCAACTCCACGACATACGCCGCCTACAAGCGCTGACCCAGCAGACACGTTCGAGGGCGCCACCGGGCGCCGGATTGGCGGTGCCCGGTGGCGAACCCGAAGCTGTCCACGCTCGCCGACACGTTCGGCGCGGCAGCGCTCAACACGACCCTGTGGAACGCATCCTCGGCCAGCCCGAACGTCCAGGTCGACACCGTGCTGGACCGGGTGGCGGTGTCGTGCACCACGAACTACTACTCGCTCGCCTCTACCCCCTGGGACGCGACCTCCGCCACCTCAGCCAACCCGAACGGGATCTACGCGCGCGTCGTACCCACCCCGGTGGGGAACGGCAGCACTGAGACGTTCTTCGAGGTGCTCCTCGACGCCAACAACAAAGCCAGCCTCTTCGTTTCCGGCGGGGTGTTCCAGGCCCGGGTCGTCAACGCCGCCGTCAACAGCACCATCACGATCGCCGCGTCGGCCGCCGCCTACGACGCCTATAGCTACGCCTGGTGGCGCATCCAGGAGGTCTCCGGCAGTTTCGTGTTCGCCACGTCGCCGGACGCGTACACGTGGACCACCCGCGCGACTATCGCCTACACCTGGGCGGCGACCGCCACGAAGTTCCAGTTCGTCACCGGCTACTACGCCACCGAAACCGCAGGCCAGTTCGCCTACATCGACCACGTCAACACCACCACGTCGGCACCCAGCATGCCCAACCTGAACTGGCCGCTCATCGAAGACGGTTGGGGTGCTTTCTGGAACGCCAACGGGGGCACCCAGCCACTCGACAGGTATGTCGAAGTCTCCGACCGCACCCGGCAGACCGTGACCGTATCCCGGGGGCGGCAGTACGAAATCGACCAGGTACGAACCGGCGAAGCATCGCTGACACTCGCCAACACAGACGCGGCCCTGGACCCCACCAACGCGGCCGGCCCCTGGTACGGGCACATCGCCCCCTACCAGCCCTACCGGCGTCGCGCCCAGTGGCCAGCCACCCGCAACGTGCTCGACCAGGTCATGGCCACCGCGGGCGACCTGGGCGGCTATGCGCTCGGCGCCATTCCGCAGGGCGTGACCGGCCCGGACATTTTCTCCATCAGCGACAGTACGGGCGGCAGCTTCGTCTCCTCGGCGACGGCCTGGCAGGGCTCGACGGTCATGCAGTTCAGCGTGCCCAACGCCACCGCCGGGTCGACACGCATCGTGTACACGCCCCGCTGGTCGGCGCTCCCTGGTCAGACGTACACCGTGCAGCTGCGGGCGAGGAACATCACCCCGGCGACGACGCTCGCGGTTCGCGCCTTCATCGGCAACTACACGTCCGTGAGCACCAACACCCTCAACTTCGGCACCCCGGCAACGTTGACCGGGTCGGCGACCGCAGCCTGGACGACATTCACGGCAACGTTCACGCTGCCGGCCGGGGCCGGAGCCATGAACTGCGGCCTCGCACTGGACACGTCCGCGGCTGCGGCCACCTGCAGCATCCAGGTAGATGGCTGGCAGCTGGAGAAGGGCGCCACGGCCACCACCTGGACGGCGCCCGGCGTCTGGTTCCCGGTGTATGCGGGCTGGACGGAACGCTGGCCGTCGTCGTGGGACATGTCCGGCACCTACGGCGTCGTGCAGCCGACCGCGGTCGACACGTTTTCGCTGCTCTCGCAGCAGACGTTGTCGGATCCGCTCACGCAGGAGATCAACGCGAATTCGCCGCGGTTCGTGTACAAGCTGGATGACCCCGCCGGTTCCGTGGCGGTGACGGACTGGACGGGCAACAATCCGGCCGCACAGCTCGCCGTCAGCAAATACGGCGCCGGGTCGCTGGTGTTCGGGAGCTCGATCACGGCCACGGATGCGACTGGTCTCTACACGGGATCCAGCGGAACCGTTGCCACATTCAACAACTCGAATCCCGGCACCGTCCTCATCACCGGCGGCGCCACCTTCATCAAACTGACCAGCGCCGGGATCGCCGGGCCCGCCAACAGCGGCTCGTACTCGCGCATGCTGGCCTTCAAATACACGGGGCCCGTGCCGACCGCACACGCGACACTGTGGTCGTCGATGGACTCGCAGCGCGCGAGCGGAAACCCGTCCGGCTCGCAGCTGTATCTCGTGATCACCAGCGGCAGCCTGCTCCAGGTGTGGCTCTACGGTCCCACCGGAGCCAGCGTGGCACTCGATTTTCCCGGCGCCGTGAACGTCGTGAACGGCGACTGGCATCTTGCGATCTTCGGCTACGACGCGGCAAGTGCAACATTCCGGCTGTCACTGGACGGCACCACCTGGGCGTTCGGCAGCGTCAACCCGGCAACGATGCCGAGCGGGCTCGTCGGCGACAATCTGGGAGGTTTTGTCGACATCACCGTCGGCAACGGCACCACCTTCAACTACAAGGGCGACCTCGCGTTCGCGGCAGAATTTCCCACGCAACTGTCGTCGACGGCCATGGGTAACTTGTACTCAGCGTGGAAGTCCTCCTGCTCCGGAGAGTCGACGAACGCCCGCTACGCCCGCATCCTGCGCTACGCGGGCTTCAGCGGCGCCTCGTCGCTGCAGACCGGACTGACGGCAAGCATGGGTCCGGCGAACCTCGACGGCCAGGACGCCATGTCGGCGTTGCAGGCCGTCGTCGATACAGAGAACGGCGCCCACTTCGTCGACCGGGCCGGGACTGTCCAGTTCAAGGCCCGCTCCGGTCGCTACAACTCCATGGTCCCGATGTACACGTTCGGCGAGAACACGTCGGCAGGCGAGTGGCCCTACGAGGAAGTGACGCTGGACTTCGACAGCACGCACCTGTCGAACCAGATCACGGTCACCCAGGAGTCGAGCGGCCAGAACTTCTACAACACCGACGCCACCTCGATTGCGAACTACTTCCCGAGGACTCTGACCCGCACCATCAACTCGACCAGCACTTCCGAATGCCAGGACGCGGCCGGATACCTGCTCTCCCGCTACAAAGCGCCCGCCACCCGCGTCAGCTCCATCAAACTGCACCCGTCCGCGAACCCCGCGCTGTGGGCGGTCTGCCTGAGCCTGGAACTCGGCACCCGGGTCCGGGTGATGCGCCGGCCGCCCGGGTTGCCGACTATCCAGGTGGACTGCTTCGCCGAGAACATCCAGTGGGACTTCGGCAACGACGGCGACGCCTGGTGCACGCTCCAGTGCTCTCCGGCGGACCTCACCTCTTACGGGGTTTTCGCCGCGTGGCACACCACATTCGCCACGTCGCCGTCGTCAGGCGTCACGTCGATCACGGTGAACGCGTCGGCCGACACCACCAACCCGCTCGCGACCCAGCTCGGCCCCGGCCAGACGCTGGTGCTCGGCCAGAACACCGCCAACCAGGAGACGGTGACGGTTCTCAGTGTCGGTGCCACGTCCCCGGGCTGGACCACGGCGGTCATCACCCTGACCGCCGCCACCACCAAAGCCCACACGGCGGCCGACATCATCTGCGAGCCGCTTCCGGCCGGAGTCACCGACCCCACCACCTACGACCAGTCGAGCCGGTTCGATTACACGGCCTTCGCCTACTGAGGAGGGCCTGTGGCCACCATCCCGAGCGTCCCGACCGAAGTCCCCGGAAACTTCAACACCAGCGCCCTGTGGAACGCCAACATCCTGGGTGGCCTCAACTACCTGTTCGCACCGGTCCGCTTCAAGGGCTACGCCAGCACCGGGCAGTCCTTCACCAGCACCACCACATCCGCGGTCCTCACCCTCGACACCGAAATCGTCGACAGCGACGGCGGCCACTCCACCACCACCAACACGTCCCGCTACACGGCCCAGACCGCGGGCCTGTACATCGTCACCGGCTCCGTGTGCTTCGCCTCCAACGCGACCGGCACGCGCACGCTACAGGTGTTCCTGAACGGGGTCGGTGTCACCGGGTCGGCCGTGCAGTCGGCTGCCTCAGGCAGCAACGGCACCAGCGTGTTCACGGCAACGATGGTGCAGATGGCGGTGGGCGACTACGTCGAGCTGGCGGCGTGGCAGAACTCGGGCAGCACGCTGGCCACGTCCACAACCAACGCGATCCTGACCACCATGTCCCTGTGGCGGATCTCCAGCTGACTAAGCGAGGAGTCCTGTGAGCAGCAACAACGATCAGACCCGCTACGACTTCACTGTCGGGTTCACGAAGAATGCGACCGGCGCCGAGTCCAGCGGATCATTCACACTGTGGGGCGAGTCGGGCGTCGACGACACGACGGCCCTGGCGCTGCTGTCGGCGCTGCGCGGGGTGGCGACACCTGCCGGAACGTCGGCGCAGATCACCATCCAGAAGACGGACGTCAACCAGATCAGCTACGTGACCGACCTGGCGGCCGTTCCGCCCGTCTTCGTCTGACCCCACCGTCACCCCGAGGCCCGTGCATGGTGCGCGGGCCTTTCGCATGCCCCAACGCGCCCTCTCGGAGCCACCCTTGACCATCATCTTCCGGGGCGGTCGGCGTCCGGCCGAACCTGCCCGGCTGCACCTCGCGTTCGGCAACTACGCCGTCGCACTGCCCGCCCCGCCCGCCTCGGCGGACTGGCTCAACCCGGTTCCCGCCAGCGCCTGGGGGATGCTTGGGAACGATGTTGCCGGCGACTGCACCTGTGCGGGTGTGGCTCACAAGCGGATCGGCGACGTGTACGTCAATCAGGGCACCGTCCTGAAGGTCGACACCGCCCAGGCGCTCGCCTTCTACACGGCGATCACCGGATACGACCCCACCGACCCGAACACCGACCAGGGCGCGGTCTGTCAGGACGTCCTCGACTACTGGCGCAAGCACGGTTTCCTCGGCGAGAAGATCGTCGCCTTCGCCAAGGTCGACCTGTCCAACCAGACCCAGGTCAAGCAGGCCATCACCCTGTTCGGGCAGATCTACTGCGGGTTCAACTTCCCCGACTACGCGATGAGCCAGTTCAACAACGGGCAGCGGTGGGACGTCGTCAAGGGCGCGCCCGCACCGAGGGACGGCCACTGCGTCACCGTCGGCGCCTACGACGAGACCGAACTGGAGTGCGTCACCTGGGGTGCCGTCCAGAAGCTGACCTGGGCGTTCTTCCGGAAGTACTTCGACGAGGGCTGGGTCATCGTCACCCCCGACATGATCGACCCGAAGTCCGGCAAGGACATCTCCGGATTCGACCTGTACACCCTCGGCACGGACTTCGCGGCGCTGACCGGCGCCGCCAACCCCGTGCCGCAGCCCCAGCCCGTCCCGGTGCCGACCCCTCCTCCCGCGCCCACTCCTGCTCCGAATCCTCGACTGGCTGAGGCGGCTGTTGCTGCCCAGGAGTTGGCGGATCTGATGCGGCCGTGGGCGCCCAGCAACAACGCGAACGGAGCCTGACCATGGCGCTCATGCCCGGGGCCACCTTCATTGGCCCCACCCCGAACAAGCGCGTCGACGGCATGGTCGAGGTCCGTGGCCTCCTCCTTCACATCCAGCAGGGCACCGAAGCCGGATCGGAGGCCTGGTTCAAGAACCCCAAGTCGCAGGCGTCCAGCCACTTCCTCAACCCGAAGACCGGCGGCCTGCGCCAGCTCGTCGACACCAAGGATCGAGCCTGGGCAGAGGCTGACGGCAACAGTCACTGGGTGTCGATCGAGAACGAAGGGTTCGTTCCGGCCGCTCTCACCGCCTCCCAGGTCGAGAACGCCGCGCACCTGCTCGCGTGGCTGCACACCGAGTACGCGGTGCCGCTCCAGTCGATCGACGACCCCAACGGCAAGGGCCTCGGCTGGCACGGCATGGGCGGCGCAGCCTGGGGCGGCCACACCGGATGCCCCGGCGACGCGATCAAGGCGCAGCGACCTGCGATCATCGCGCGCGCCAAGGCGATCCTCGGCATCACGCCCACCCCCAAGCCCGCCGCCAAGCCGAAGGTCAGCGTCGCCCACGTGGTGGCCGCGGCGAAGAAGGACCCGTCGGCCGCGCAGGGCCACGCCACCTACCGGGCGGAGACCCTCCTCGTCGAGAAGGCCTTGCACGCCGAAGGCCTCCTCGACCAGCAGTACGTCGACGGCAGCTTCGGCAGCCTCACCGTCACCGCCTACAAGGCATGGCAGCGCTCCAAGGCGGGCGGCTCCTACAGCGGCAGCTCGGCCGACGGCATCCCCGGCCAGACGTCCCTCAGCAAGCTCGCGGCGAGACACGGCTTCACCGTCGTCGCCTGAACCAGAAACGAGAACCCCATGAAGATCCTGATCTTCGGGCGAGAGCCCGCGCTGGCACTGAACTCCCTCAGCGCCATCCTCGGCCTCGTCGTCACGTTCAACGTCGGCCTCACCCAGAACGAAGCGGGCTGGACCGTCGCCGGTGTCTCCGCGATCCTCGGCGCGATCGCCGCTGCGGTGACCCGGCCGATCGCCGTGCAAGCCTTCACCACCCTCGTCGCCACCATCGCCTCCGCCGTGGCCGCGTTTGGGTACAACGTCGCACCCACGACGACCGCAGCCATCAACGGCCTGGTCCTCGCCGTCCTGATGTTCATCACCCGCGGCCAGGTATCCCCGGCGAGCCCGGCCGTCGTGCCGCGGGCCAACCGGCCCGTACAGGACGTCGTCTGAGCCAGACGGAGTAGCACGTGCCCACCGATCCGACGAACGGCGAGCTCGCCCACCGCATCGAGGCCATGCGCCTGGACCTCA